GGCGAGTTCTTCCTGGGTCAGTGCGCGCTCCAGGCGGATCGCTCGTAAGCCGGGGACGAGCACCGCTGTCATGCTGACGGGGCGTCGCGGTGTCAGTACAGGTGCGTTAGTGTCCGTCTCTGGTGGCACTAATGTGTCGGTCATCCTATCACGCCTGTACCCAGGCAATTCCCAGGCCAGCCAAGATTGGACCCATCCTTACACTTTTAGTTTGACTATCGGCCGTCGCAGACTGGCGGCATGAGCGAGTCCGAGGCGCAGGAGCAGGTCGAAGGCAAAGTCATCTACGAACCCCGCCGCGTGTGGAAGGCCATCGAGCGCCTCGCGGCGGGTGAGCGGCGGCATTGGCGCGACCAGGCGGCCATCCTGCTCGAGCGCGCCGTCCCGTCGGATCAGCTTGAGCCCGTCGCCTGATGAGCGTCGACTTGCTGCCGGCGCGCGTGCAGGAGCTGGTCGACCAGGCGTACGCGCGTGGGCTGGCGTCGGGCTACCAGCAGGGCGCCGCCGAGACGATGCGCTCGATGACGCACCTGACCACCTGGGCGAACGACCGCCGTTTGCGGGACGCGCTCGCGCAGGTGATGCGCGTACTGGACCACCTCGACGAAGACGAGCGCTCGAGCGCGTACTGGGCGAACGACTGATGCCTGAGTGGGCGTGGCTGCTGGTGCTCTGGCTGGTCGCGAGCGTGTGCTTCGCGCTCGGCATCGCCAGGTGGTTCAGGTACCTCCGATGAGCGCCGTCAGCGATGAGCGCCACTTCATGTGGCTGGCGCAGATGGTGTGTCGTGTGTTCGGACATCGTTGGGACAGCCGCGGCGACCTGTTGCGCCAGTGCCAGCGCTGCAGGATCTGGAGGCCACGATGAGCGCCGACGGCGCGCACCTGGGCGTCAGCGCGGAGCGCGCGCTCAAGACCATCCTCGGCGGCGAGCCGGAGCCGACCGAGGACGAGCAAATGGATGCCGACACGTTCCGCCAGTGGCTTCTCAGTGCCGACCGCGCGGACACGTACGAGGAATCGGCACGGCTGTGCGCCCGCTATCTGCTGGAGTACCTGACGGCCCACCCAGAGGACATGCAGCTGCCACTCAACGCGACCCTTCTATCCGAGGGCGTCTGGGATCGCGCAGCGGTAGCGATGCCCGACCTGGAGGAGCTCGGGCATGAGCTGACGGGCTTTCAGGCGGGCTGGGCGTTCAACGCCGCGCGTCGCTGCCTCGAGCTGCCGTCTGCGCCCAATCCGGCCCTACTTGAGGTCGAGCCGTGAGCGAGCAAGCGCCCCTCAAGGTGGGAGACCGGGTGTACGTCAATGACCCCGGATTGGCGCAGTTAAGGGAGATCCTGCGCCGCGCCACTGGCACCGAACCGCCGCCCAACCACCACGGCATCGTCGACGCTTTCTGGGATGACGATGAGAGGACCGTGTTGATCACGTTTGACGTCGATGGTGTGGTCGGCGCTGGCAGCAGCGCACCGTACCCGATCGACGACGTGTTCCCTCTGCTTGAGGAGACTTCGCGGTCATGAACCTCGCCATCCGTGGTCTGACGTACCCGAAGGCGCGGCAGATGGCGGTGCGCGTGGTGCCGCAGAAGACGCTGACGCGCGCGCAGGTCCTGCTCGTCGAGTCGATCGTCGGCGAGGACGAGTGGACGCGCTGGGTCAAGTCCAGGGCGAAGGTCTGGGGCTGGAACGGCGTCCATCTGCGCGACTCCGAGGGCGTCATGGAAAGCGTGCACCTCACGCGGTTGGACGGGTTTTCGGAAGCCCTGGGCCAGCCCGACTGGCGCTTCTGGCACGAGGAGCTCGGAGAAACGTTCGACGCCGAGCTCAAGGGCAAGCACGGCACGCTCAGCAAAGACCAGAAACGCACGATTCCCTCCATGCGCCGCGGCGGCATCGTCGTGTTCACGTGGTGGCCGCGGGACTGGCGCGAGGTTGAGCACGTTTTTCGACACGGCCTGGAGGGCCTGGGGATTGGCTAATCAGACATCGGCTAATCAAGAGACCATCCGCGCGCGCGTGGTGTTCCGCAAGCAGGTCTCGGACGGCAACTACGGCACCGAGTCCGCCGAGGTGGCGCTCGACGTGCCGCTCGGCGAGGTCTACGACCTGAGCGAAGAGGCCGTTGCCGCGACGCTCGAGGCCGCTCGGCGCCTGGTGCACGAGAAATTGAGCAAGTCGCCAGCCTGGCGCGTCAGGGACGCCGTGAAACCCGAGTTGCCTCCGCAGCCGGCGCACGAGGAGGACCTGGAGGACCTGCCGCTATGAAGACTGAGGCTGAGCCCGACTGGGAGGCGCTGGGCCTCGAGCCGGTGCCCGAGTTCTGCCAGGCGCCTGGCTGCCTGCGCGCCGTCGAGACGTGGTGCCCATTGTGCTCGCTGTTTTTGTGCACGCTGCACGACGAGCTCGTGCCCGAACGCATGCACGACTGTCTGGGAGTCAAGGCCGATGCATGACGCGCTGCCCGCGACGTTCTGGTCGCTGGACACACCCGCGGGGCCGCTGCTGCTCGCGCCATGCGTGCACCCGACGTCGAACGCCGAACACCCCGACATCCCGCTGAGCGTCATGTGCACACGGCACCTGCGCACCTGGTACTGGTGCCTGGACCGCGCCGAGGCGTGGTGCGACGGCGGGCCGCCCGAGTACGAACATCACGCTGGCGAGCTGGTGCCTCAGGAGCGTGTCGATGACTGACGATATGGTGCGCGTGGTCATCACCGTCGGCACCTTCACCGTGCTGCTGGTGTTGATCTTCACGAGGGCCGGCAGCTGATGGCGCGTATCAGTCGTGACCTGCTGTTCGTGGGCGTCGGCGTGTTGATGGGCGTGGCCATCGCCACGGGGACGATCGCCTCGCACGCCGACGACGTCCAGGCCGAGGTCCTCGCCGCGGCGACCACGGCGCACGTGGATCCGATCAAGGTGCAAGAGGCGCTCGACACGATGGCGCAGGACGGCGTGAACACCGACGCCTGGAGCTACTTGCGCAGCACGGGTGAGCTGCCACCGCTGCCACATGAGACAGTCAGGCCGCCGGCGCTCTCGGACTCACCACCCGCTGCGCCGGCGGTGTCCGCCCGCGTGGCGTGCATTGAAGGGAAAGAGTCGCAGGGTCGCAACATTGCCAACACCCGCGGGTCTGGCGCCGTGGGAGTCCTCCAGTTCATGCCATCAACGTTCGCCGCGCACGCGGCGGAAATGGGCCACCCCGAATGGTCGCCGTGGAACCCGGCACAGGCGCGCGCCGTGGCTGCGCACGATCTCGCCCTGGGCCGTCGCGCCCAGTGGTCAGTTGGAGGGTGCTAGTGACTCGAGCTCTTGAACAACGCCGACCTCAGACGTCCGGCATCCGTCAGTTTGGCGATCTGCCGCCGGCCACCTCGAGCATGGACCTCACCCGTGCGCTGGAGCTGGCGGGCATTGACGAGCCGGAGCTGGTGCTGCTGGCGTCCACCACTTTCAAAGAGTGCTCGTCGATGGAGGAGCTCATCACGCTCATCGCCACGGTGCGGCGCCGTGGGCTCGACCCACTCCTCAAGCAGGTCTACTACGAGCGGTTTGGGGGCGAGAGCAGCGGTCCATCCCTGCACATCGGCATTGACGGACTGCGCACCATCGCCGTCAAGACCGGGCGCTACGTCGGCGCGGGTGAGCCACGCTTTTCTGACGTCTACGACATGCGCGTCGACGATCGCGGCGCGACCAAGCCGGTGCCAGCGAAATGCGTCGTCACGGTGTTTGCCAACAATGGCGGGCGCGTGGGCGCGTTCGAGGGCGTCGCCTTCATGGACGAGTGCTACCCGGGCGTCGGACCCCGCGGTCGGATGTGGCGCGCCCGGCCGCGCAGCATGCTGTCCATCGCCGCTGAGCGGCAGGCGTTGCGCCGTGCGTTTCCGTCCGAGACGGGTGGCCTGGCGGACGTCGACGAGGGCGAGCAACCCACGGGCCCGATGGTGGTCGAGCGCGCGTCACCAGCGCAGACCATGGCCCAGGCGGACGAGTACACGCGTATGCTCGGCGAGAGCGTGTACGCGGTGGACACGCGCACGGGCGAGGTCGTGCAGGACCCGCGCGCGGCGGCGATCGTCGAGCAGGCGCACGCCGCGGCCCAGGCGCGCGACGAGACGGTGGCGCAGCTCAGTCGTGCGCAATTGCGCGAGCGCTGGGGCCTGCTGACAGGGAAGGCGCGCGACCTGGGCGTTGAGTATGAGCCCATCAGTCAGTCGGTGAGTGACGCAGACGCACTCGCCAGAGTCGAGGACCTCGAGCGGCGGGTGCGCGATGCAGAGGCCGGAATCGTGAAGGAAGGTGTGATCTGATGCCGTTGTTCGAAGTCGCGATCCTGCAGCAGCTCACCCAGACCGTGCCTGAAATCTACATGAGCACGCATCGCCAGTGACGCGCTACCGGACGATCGTGGCGGATCCACCGTGGCCGATCGAGTGGTCGGGTGGATGCCGGATCGCGGGCCATTCCACGGGTTCGCGCCTCCGACACGTCAAGCGCGCATTGCCCTATACGGTGATGACCGTCGAGGCGATCGCCGCCCTGCCCGTCGCCGAGCTCGCCGACGACGATGCGCACCTGTTTCTGTGGGTACCCGATCGCTTTCTCATCGACGGCGATGGAGCGCGCGTCGCGCGCGCCTGGGGCTTCAGTCCAGGGCGCTTGCTCATCTGGCACAAGACCGGCTACGGACTGGGAACATTCCCGCGACCCCAGCACGAGGCGCTCATCGTCTGCAAGCGCGGCAGCCTGGATTTCTCAGTGCGTACGGTCGGATCCGTGCATCAGTGGCGCAGCGCATACGAGCATGGCGCGCGTGCGCACTCCCGTAAACCCGACGCTGCACTGGACCTGATCGAGCAGGCGTCGCCGGGTCCGTACGTCGAGCTGTTCGCGCGCCGCCATCGCCTGGGTTGGGATGTGTGGGGCGACGAGTCCGCCAACACGGCCCAGTGGGAGTCGGTCGGATGAGCCGTTGGTGGCTGGTCGAGTTGCACGAGGACCTGGAGCATCTGCCGCTCACGGCGACGACCGCGCCGACGGACCGCTTCGGCGTGTGGAACGGCGTGCGCAGCGTCAATGGTGTCAAGCAACTGACCGACATGGAGGTGGTCAGCTTCGAGACGCTGGAGGAGCTCATGCGCGGCAGCGACCCTGAGTTGATCCAGTTGTGGAGAAAACAGAGGGCTAAGCGTGCCAAGGCCGCCAGCACTTGAGGGTGAGACCGCCAGGGAATACGCCTGGCGCGTGTACCCCGACGACGCGCGCGAGCTGCTGCTGCCAGTGGCGGCCCGCACCGCAGTGTGCGCCCAGCCGATGTGCAAGGCCCCGATCTGGTGGGGCTATACGCGTGCCAACAACCGGCGCTGCCCCTTCGATATTAAGCCCGACGGCACCAGGACCGGCACGAGTCACTGGCGGACGTGCAGACAAAGACCAGAGAAAGAAAAGGAGCGCTAGCGATGCAATTTCGCGCTCGACTCGCGCAGGTCAACGGGACTTCGCCAAAGTCGGAAGATGCACCGAACTCGATCAGCGTGAAGCTCGAGCCGATGGAACTGCTCGAGGCGGATTGGCTGTTCAGCAAGCTGGGCTGCTACCTGGTCGTGGACTTGTCCGAGGCGCCGCCGCCGCGTTTGCCGATGGACGATGCGCTCGACCTGGTCGACGAGCCGGTGCTGGTGCCATCTAACGGACGGCGCCGCAACGGCACATGCTCGAGCGAGCAAGTCTAGGGGTCTCCTCGTGCCCTGGGCCCGGTTCGAGGACGACTTCCTTGGCAATCAAAAACTGGCGACATTGTCCACGGCGGCGATCGCGCTGGACATGGCCGCCATCATCTACTCCGCGCGTGAACTGCGCGACGGACAATTGACGGTGACCGACGTGCAGACAATCGCGACTCTCATTCACATCCGACGCTGGCAACCGGTGGCGGCGGAGCTGGTGCGCGTCAACCGCTGGACCACGCCCGATGGCGCGTGCTACGCCATCCACGACTACCTGGAGTACCAGCCGTCGCGCCAGCAGGTGCTCGAGGAGCGTGCTGCCGCGGCCGAGCGCATGCGCCGTGTTCGAGATAAGTCCGGGAAAAGTTCGCCTGAACGTTCGCCTGAACTTCGGGAGAAGTTCAACGACCCCGGTCCCGGTCCCGGTCCCGGTCCCGAACGTTCTCCGAACGTTCCGGGTACCTCCCCCCAACCCCCTCCGCAAGCGGCGGGGGAGGCGCCCCCCACTGGGGCGCAAAACGGGAGTACGCTCGAGTTGCCGCCGAGACCAACCCGCAAGCCCGAGCCGGCATCTCAGCCAGCGTGTTGCCCCAACTTCGCCGCCACCGGTTCCGAACACTGGCAGTTCTGCCCCAATGCCACACAGGAGATGTCAGCGTGATCAGGCCGCGCGACGCTGGTGTTCCCACTCGTGACAACTCCGGCAGAGCGTGCGTAGATCGCCGGGCCAGCTGCCCTCATTGCCCAGGTGGTCATACGTCTCGTGGTGGACAACGAGTTGCTCGTCGCAGCCGCAGTTGGTGCAGCGGTAGTCATCGCGGTCCAGTGTGTGCTCGCGTCGGCGCTGCCATTGTGCCGTGCCGAGCCAGGTCCGGTAGTAATCGCCGCGGTTCAAGTGATGTTGTCGGCGAGGCTGGACAGTTGGAAAGAGAGAGAGTTGAGTTGCGTTCGGATTCGATCGCACTCGGCAGTACATGCAGCAAACGTAGGGTCCGCGCTGCGAGGAGGGAACCGTGGAATTACGCCGTAAATTTACGGTGGAGCGTCAGGCGCACCATCGTAAAAATACGGCGTAAGTCCGTTCTCATGGACAAGCGTTAGGGTGGCGGTGTGAAGCGTGAACGACGAACACCAGCGAAGCAGCTTGGGCTTGAGGGATTCGCTGACGACAAAATCTTGGTTGCATGGCGGACTCCAACCTTTTTGGGCGCGGTGCTCGGCGGCGTGAGTCCCGAAGCGGTCCAGCGTGCTGCGGAGAGTTGGGGTCTTACCGATGGTCAACGCGAAGTGTTGCACTTGTTTTGCGTTGAGAAGGTGGCAAAGACTCCAGCAATTGCGGAACGCATGGGTTGCAGCAAGAGGACGGTGGAGAAGCACTTCGAGTTCTTATTTGCAGCGTCTGGGCAGCACAGTCGCGCCGCCTTGGCTCTGGAAGTCGCCGACTTTGAGCCGCGTGACCCTCCGACAACTCCAACGCAACTGCGGCCAGCCATTTGATGACGGCATGTACTGCGTCACCTGCGGCCAGCCCCTCGATGTCGCCGTGCTGCATCGCTACTGTTCAGTGAGTTGTGCCCTTCGTCAGTTGGCCGCCATCGCGATGTTGCTCAACACCACGCCCCGCGAGGCCCTCAGCGTTCCAGAATGGCACGACCTCAGCGCCGACTACGCCACTGAGCTCGAGCACCTCGCGCGGGTCGCCGCATGACCCGCGGCGTGCCTCACTCGCCCGAGCTGCGCGCCCAGGTCATCGCCGCCGTCCTGGCCGGGACGTCTGTCGCCCAAGCCGCGGCGCAATTCGGACTCGACAAGGGACTCGTGTCTCGATGGGTCGCCGCGAACCCGTTGCAACCCGTTGCAACCGACCAACGCACGCGCGCAGAGGAGCTCGGTGACCACATCCTCACGCTCATCGACCAGCACGTCGTCACGATTAGTGCCCAGCTATCGTTCGCAACTCGCACGGAGTGGCTTGAAAAACAATCCGCTGCCGAGCTTGCCCAGCTGGTTGCCGTTGAGCGGGATACCGCGCTTCGACTTCTCGCCGGACTCGAGCACATCGACGGGCCAGGGCAACTCCCCGCTGGATCTGCCGACGCCGCACCCGGCGCAGCAGACGATGATCGCTGAGGCCCAGCGCTTCAACGTCGCCGCCTGCGGCCGCCAGATCGGCAAGACCACGCTGGGCATCAGTCGCATCGCCGACATCGTCCAGACCCAGCCGTGCGCCTGGATGGCACCGACCTACAAGTACCTCGAGGAAGTCTGGCGTCACCTGCGCCAGGTGCTCGCGCCGATCACTGTCGAAAAAAGCGAGCAGCAGCACCGCATCGCCACCCGCGGCGGTGGCTCGGTCGAGTGCTGGTCGCTCGACGATCCCGACGCCGCCCGCGGTCGCAAGTATCGACGCATCATCGTCGACGAGGCCGCGCTGGTGCGCGACCTGGAGAGGGTCTGGCAGGCCAGCTTGCGGCCGACGCTCAGCGTGCTGGGCGGCGACGCGTGGTTCCTATCGACGCCCAAGGGGCTCGATTCGTTCCACCACCTGTACCAGCTCGGCCAGGACGAGCTCCAACCGGACTGGAAGTCGTGGCAGATGCCGTCGTCTGCCTCGCCGTACATCAGCGCCAACGAGATCGAGTCGGCGCGGCGCGAGCTGCCCGAGCGGATCTTTGCCCAGGAGTACCTGGCGCAGTTTGTCCAGCTCGAGGGCGCCGGCGTGTTCCGCGGAGTCTCGGCCGTCGCGCGACTGCAGCCTCAGCCACCAGTGCGCGGGCATCAATACGTCATCGGCGTGGACTGGGGCCGCACCAACGACTTCACGGCCATCAGCGTCATCGACGCCAGCTCGCAGGAGCAGGTCGCGCTGGACCGCTTCAGCGAGATCGACTACGAGCTGCAGACCGAGCGGCTGCACGCCTGGGCCGACGTGTACCGACCGGTGCTGGTCGTCGCCGAGCAGAATGCGATGGGCCGTCCGCTGGTGGAGCGGCTGCAGACGGGCTATGCGCGCATCGTCGGCGAGCCAAGGAAGGCGCTACCCGTGTGGGCCTGGGATGCGACCAACGCCAGCAAGGCGGCGTTGGTGCAGAGCCTGGGGCTGGCGATCGAGCGCGGCAGCATCACGCTGCTCGACGACGCGGTCCAGACCGGCGAGCTGCTCGCGTACGAGGCGTCGGTGCTGCCGAGTGGTCTGCTGCGCTACGGAGCGCCAGCCGGCCAGCACGACGACACGGTCATCGCGTTAGGACTGGCCTACCTTGGCGCCCAGCGTGAGGGCGCCGCCTCCGGTGTCAGTCGCTATGGCTTCAATGGGGCGCAGCCCCGGCCCGTCGCCCGTGGCGCATACGCTCTCGGGCGTTGAGATGGGACGTCTGGATGGTCATCGCGATCTTCGCGATCGTGGTGGCGTTGTGGCTGCTGGTGACGATCGGGTTGACCAGGTGAACCGGAGGGCGGGGGCAGCTACTCCCCCGCGCGGCTGACCCTGGGAATATGGAGGCGGTCACCCCCGGGTGAGGCTCCGTACGCCTCGTCCAGAGTCTAGAACCCAGCGCCGGCGTGAAACCATGACCTGCCAGGTTATGGAGTCCATTACCTGCTGTTAGACTCGCGCGAGAGCGACGTGGCCATCGATCGGACTCAGCACGAGCTTGACGCGCCGGACTCGCGCTACATCCTGGACCTGCAGACGGAGCTGGCGGACTCCTACCGCCAGCAGGATCTCGACATCGACGAGATGCGCTCGGTGCGCGAGATGAAGGTCGCGGCGATGGCGGAGGCCGACAGTCGCTACGTGATGGTGCACGTCGATCCGCGCGACCCGGACATCACCGAAGAGGCCTTCCAACAAACCGCCATCCTGACGCTGGACCGCCCGAAGCTGAGCATCGTCGGCGGCGAGGGCGACACGGCGCAGACCGTCGCCTCCAAGCTCGAGCACTTCACTGAGGAAACCCTGTGGCAGTGCGGCACGCGCGAGGTCGGCTCGGACACGATGACGCAGGTCACCGACAGTTGTCTGAACGACGGCGGGGGGTGGGCGAAACTGCTGTGGGCGTCGGACCTGTGGCGCGAACGCTACGCGCTGCCCTCACCCAAACGGGGTGATCCGACGTCGGCGTACACCGAGTACGACAAGATGACCGAGGACGCCAAGAAGAAGGCCGGCCCGCCGTTCGTGTGGGCGTACGTCGACCCGCGGACGGTCTACCCGCA